TAACGGCGTTGCCGACCTGTGCATGGACGCGCAGAACATGTGCAACGCCGCGGCGCGGGCTCTGTCGAACAACATGGGCATCGCCTCGGGCCCTCAGGTCTGGATCAACACATCCCGCCTACCGAACGGCGAAGACATCGACCAGATGCACCCCTGGAAAATCTGGCAGGTCGTCCAGTCCGACTACGGCGACAACGGCCCGCCGATGGGGTTCTTCCAACCCAACTCGAACGCGCAGGAACTCATGGCAGTGTTCGACCGGTACTTAGCGATCGCTGACGAGATGTCGGGTATCCCGCGGTACATGACCGGCCAACACGTGCCGGGGGCCGGGCGCACATCGTCCGGTCTGTCGATGCTGATCTCGAACGCAGGCAAGAGCATCAAGCAGGTCATCACCAACATCGACAACGACGTCATCACCCCGATGCTGCTGCGGCAGTATCAGCGGAACCTGCGCTACTCGCAGGACCCCGACCTCATCGGTGACGTGCGCATCGAAGCCCGAGGCGCGATGTCGTTGGTCGTGAAGGAGGCCGAGGCGGTTCGGAAGTCCGAGTTCCTGCGTCTGGTCCTGGAAAGCCCGGTGGCGCAGCAGATCGTCGGCCTCCCAGGCACGGCGGAGCTTCTGCGCGACCTCGCGTCAAACCTGAACCACCCGAACGTCGACCGGGTAGTCCCGTCTCGGGAGGACGTCGAAAAGCAGCAGGCGCTTCAGCAGCAGTTGGCGATGCTTGCCGCGCAGGGTCAGGACCCTGCAAACCTGCAAGCCGACGGAAGTCAGCAGGGCGGGCGCCAAAGCAACTTCATCAGTGCTCGACCGAACGGACGGTAGCCTGTTGACAACGACGCGACATTAGGGATACGAGTTTCACATGCTCGACTTGAACAAAGAGCCGTCGCCAGCCCTTCACGCGCTCGCAGCTATGCGGTCGCCGGGTGGGGAAGCATTGCTCAAGTTCTTCGAGCGTATGGCCGAGGACGCCAGACGGAAACTGGTCCATGCAGGCGACATGCGAGAAATCCACCGCCTTCAGGAACGTGCCGTGGTGTTCGAGGAAATGCTTTCTGCGCCAGATGAGGCGCAGAAGGTTTTGAGCGCGAGAGCGCGTAACCACCGGAGCACACCATAAAGGGCACAGCACACCGAGAGGGCGCTGAAACCAGAGTTGGTGCTTTAAGGACTGATGAATGGCGATACCGAAGCAGGTTCAGGACGCGGATGCCGCCGCGGATGAGTACTACAGGCAACTCCAGGCCCAGAGAGACGCGGGTGATTCACCTGCGGCACCTCAGGATACTGACGGAGATGGCTCTCCTCCGAGCCCGGCAAATGACCCAGAACCGCAGCAGGCGTCGCCGGCTGAGACACCCCCGCCCCCGCCGGCGGAGGATTTCCGGCAGAAGTACTTGACCCTCCAGGGCAAGTACAACAAGGAAATCCCGGGTTTGCACCAGCAAATCCGCGATCTGACCGCCAAGCTGGAAGACGTCACCCAACGTCTCCAGGAACGGCAGACACCGGCCCCGGTAGAGGAGGTAACGCTCAGTTCTGTGACCGACAAAGACCGAGACGAGTTTGGCGAGGACTACCTCGACGTCACTCGTCGGATTGCTCAGGACGTAGCCCGTGCGTACACGGGTAAGTTCGAGAAGCAGATGGCCAAGATCGACGCGCTCCAGGCGGAGCTTCAAGCGGCGAGACAGGCTACGTTCCAGGCGGAGTTGCACCGGATGGTGCCCGACTTCGACCAAGTGGACGCCGACGAACGGTGGATTGCGTGGCTCAACGAGTATGACCCCATGCTCCAAGGACCACGCTACGCGGTGGCAAACGCCGCGTACCAAGAGCAAAACGCCAGAGCCGTGGCCGACTTCGTCGCCGCGTGGAAGGCAACGCTCCCCCCGGTGACGAACCAGCGACAGCAGCGCCAAAACGAGCTTGAACGTCAGGTCACACCCGACCGTGTTTCTGCACCAGCACGCGCGCAGGGAACCGGATCGAACGCCCGCATCTACTCGGAGCGAGAGATGGCTGAAGGGTGGAGTACGGTCCGTAAACTGAACGCGCGGTCAGAGTTCGAGCGGGCCTCACAACTTGAAGCTGAACTGACCGCCGCGCATCTCGAAGGACGGGTCCGTTAAGGGACCACCACCGCGGCGGCTACCACTCTAAAGGACTGCGACAATGGCCGCTGTGTTTCCTGTAAGCTCCCCGTATAATACCACACCGGATTATTCGGGCGGCTTTATCCCCCAGCTTTGGTCGTCCAAGCTGAACGCGAAGTTCTACGCCAACACCATGTTGACGGAGATCGCCAACACCGATTGGGAAGGCGAGATCGCGAACCAGGGCGACACCATCCGTATCCGCACTGCGCCGACCATCACCATCAACGACTATACCAGCGCCGGTATGACGTTGACGGATGAGGCTCCGACGCCGGTCTACACCGACATGCAGATTGATCAGGGCAAGTACTTCAGCGTCGTGACCAACGACGTCCTGAAGCAGCAGTCCGACCTCAATCTGATGAACATGTTCACCGAAGACGCGGCGAAGGGCATGAAGATCGAGATTGAGGACGAGTGCTTCTTCAACTGGTTCGTCACCGAGGGCGCCGCAGCGGCGAACGCGGGGGCGACGGCAGGCGTGAGTTCCGCAGGCTATAACCTCGGCACCGACGCTGCGCCGCTTGACCAGGGCACCCCTGCAAACGTCCTGAACGCGATCCTGCGAATGTCGGCTGTCCTGGACGAACAGAACGTCCCGGAAGACGGTCGTTGGCTTATCATGACCCCCTACGACCGCCACCTGCTGATGCAGACCAACCTCGCTCAGGCGTACTTCACCGGCGACGCGTCGAGCACCGTTCGCACCGGCAAGATCGGCATGATCGACCGCTTCACGGTCTATGTGTCGAACCTGCTGCCGCACGGCACGACCGACAAAGCACTGGTGTCTGGCCTGACTGCGGTTGCTTCCGGCGGTGCGTCTGTCGGGGCCAAGCCGCGACGGATGATGGCGGCCGGCACGCGTCATGCGTGTGCGTTCGCCTCGACGGTGTCGAAGACGGAGACCCTCCGTAACTACACCGACTTCGGCGACAAAATCCGTGGGCTCAAGGTCTATGGCCGCAAGGTCATCAAGAACACTGCGCTCACGACCGCGCTGATCGGCAACCCGGCCTAACGTCTGGCCAACAGTACGGGGGGAGGCATAACTGTCTCCCCCCGGCTTCACGAGGTGGTTCATGGATACCCTTGAATTTTTGGAACGGATCGGTGCCCAGAGCGTTGCGGGCCGTGCTTGGTTTATGCGCAGCCCTTCAGACCGCGTGCTGGTCGGCCGCCTGAGCCCGGACGGCATGGTTCTGACGGAAGAGGGCCGAGCGATGCGCGACGCCATGGTCGACAAGACCAAGCCTGCGCGCGAGGCCCTGGCCGCCGACGCGGAACCGAAGCCGAAGCGGCGCGCATCGCGGAAGAAGGCGGCGCCTGAGCCGGAGCCCGAGGCTCCGTCTGCCGCCGAAGACGACCTTGAAGGCTTGAACTTCGACGACTGAGGAGCCGTTAAGTGGCGACGATCAAGGTGCGGGAAGTGATCGGGCGCGTCGAGGACGTGCTCAACGACGCAAATGTTCGCTGGCCGCGCCTTGAGCTTCAGGAATGGCTCAACGAAGCGTACCGGGTGATCGTGATGCTTCGCCCGGACGCGAACGCTAAAAGCGGCACTTTCACCTGCGCCGCCGGCACGCGCCAGGACGTGACCACGGGGTTTTCGGGCGCTCTACGCGTTCTGGACGTCGTGAGAAACTTGGCGTCGTCCTCCAACAAAAAAGCGGTCCGGTTCATCCAACGGAAGCTGCTGGACGACCACCGCCCCGGGTGGCACGGCGAGACGCAGACAGTGAACATCGAGTTCTACGCGTTCGACGCCCGTCAACCGAAACACTTCTTCGTCTACCCTCCGGCGTCTACGTCGGCTCAGCTAGAAGTCGTTTACTCGGAGCTTCCGGCGGTGCATGCTCTGGCGGAGGCCGCCCTGGACCCCGACGGCGCGGACACGACGGTCATCAACCTGGACGACATCTACGAGCCGATGATTGTGGACTGGATACTGTACCGAGCGTTCTCGAAGGACGCAGAATCCAGCACGAACGCGGCACGGGCGCAGGCGGCGTTCCAGACGTTCACGGCGGGCGTCGGCTCGAAGAGCCAAGTCGACAGCGCCGCTGACCCCGCATCGGCGAGTGCATGACATGGCTGTTCTCTGGAGTTCCTTCTTCCCCTACATCCAGCCGTACCTTCCGTCCTGCCCTGAGGTGGTGATCACTGAGCACCTGCGGGAGGCAGCAGCGGAGTTCTGCGCGCGCAGCCGTATATGGCGGTTCGACATCGAGCGGGACTCGACGGTGGCGACGTTGGCGGACTACACCATCGACGTACCGGACCGAACGGTGCTTGAGGACGTCCTGGTGCTGTACCTCAACGACACCCCGCTCACCAAGGTGACCGACAGGGGTTTCTTTCTGCGGCCGAACACGGAGAACGGGTGCCCCACCCACTTCTCCATCTACCAGGACACTCAGGTTCGGTTCTACCCGACACCGGATGACTCGTACCCGTTCCAGGGCGCCGGCGTACTTAAACCGTCGCTCACTGCTACTGGCGTGGAGGACTTCATCTACGAGACGTACGGGCGGTGCATCACCTACGGGGCCATAGGGCGGATTGCCAGCGTCCCGAACAAGGAGTGGTCTGACCCTGTCATGGGCGCGTCGTACATGACCCGGTTCTACATTGACGCGGACAAGGCGATGGGGAGGGATACCCGCAGAGCGGCGAACCGCCGCGTCGTGCTCCGCCCCTTCGCGTAGGAGCAGCCGATGGCTACGATCTACAAAATGGTCAAAGGCGACACCGGCCCGCAAATCCAGGTGACGCTGACCGACGAGGACACCGGCGCGGCTAAAGACCTGACCGGCGGATCGGTGACCCTTCATTTCCGCGCCGTCGGGTCGACCACCGTGCTGTTTTCGCGCCTGCTGACGTTGACTGACGCGGCGAACGGTGTCGCCGTCGTTCAGTGGGCTTCCGGGGACCTCGACCAGACACCCGGCATGTACGAGGGTGAGCTTGAGGTTGAGTTGGCGAGCGGTGTGATCGAGACGATCTACGACAAGCTGCGGTTCCGCATCCGGGACGAGATAGCATGACAACCAGGGCGACATTCACCGTCTTCCGGATAGCTGCGGAGGTCGTTGAACTTCAGCAGACGGTGGCTGTCGCCAACCGCCGCACAGCCATGAGCGACACAGTGCTGCGGACGTCTGCGGGAGTTGTCGAGCTTCAGCAGACTCTGGCCGTCACTAACCACCGAACGGTTCTGGACGGCACGGCGCTGCGGATGGTCGCCGAGATAGACCAAGGGTTCTTCTCCAACATCAAACGTATAACCGACGGGGTGTCCCTCAATGATGCCCTGGCGTTTACGGTCTCGCCGGCGACGACGGACACTTTTGGACTGTCAGACTCGGGGGTTGTCTTGTCGCAAAGCTACGCTGCCGCGACCTACTTCGCCGATGACTACGTCGGCGAAAAACGGACTTTCTGAGGGGCTGCGCGATGGCTGACAAGATAGCGCTCACCGGCAAGGTCCGCATCGTCCTTCGCGATAAGGACGGCAAGGTCAAGGTCGACCGGACGGTTAAGAACCTGGTAGTCAACGATGGCCTGGACTTCGTCACTGCCAGGATGGTCGGCACCAGCCAGAACGTCATGTCTCACATGGGCATCGGCAGCGATAACACCGCCGCCGCCGCCGCACAAACCGACTTGGTGTCCATTCTGGGTTCGCGTGTTGCCCTCGACTCAACCACTCGAACGGGGAGCAACAACGAGTCTATTGAGTACGTGTGCACCTTCGGTGCGGGGGTCAGCACCGGCGCTGTCGTCGAGGCCGGGTTGTTCAACGCAAGCACTTCGGGGGACATGCTCTGCCGCACCGTCTTCGGCACCATCACCAAAGGGGCCGACGACATTTTAATTCTCACCTGGACGATCACTCTGTCGGTCGTGTAGAGGTAGCGACAAATGTCTGCGATAACTCTCCGATCTGTAAAAGGCTCAGCGCTCACCAACGACGAGGTGGACGACAACTTTACTGCGCTCAACAACGACAAGTTGGAGGCTGTATCTGGGGATACGGCACCAGTGCTTGGTGGGGCGCTAAACCTCAGCGGCTTTGCTCTCGTTGAGACGCTGACCGCCGCCGCCGGCAACACGTTTGCGGCGGGAGAGATCGGCTACGTGTCCGCCATAGGCATCGTTAAGGCATCTGCTACAGCGGAAGCTACCGCGAAAGGCGGTCTGTGGGCCGCCGCAGAAGCTGTGTCCGCTGGGGCGGCGGGGCCGTTCGTGAAGCTCGGATCGTTTTCCGGCGCTGGCCTCACTCCAGGAGCAGAGTAC